GTTTCCCAGTCACGATCGGAGGCGGGTGTTAACGTCCTTGAGTTCTTTGGTGGCATCAATAAAGCGTTTGGTACCAGGAGCCAATGATTTTAATTCTCGGTTTAATGCTTTTGAGCGGCTGATCAATTGGCCCATATTAGCACCGGCGCGCCTTACGCTTTTCGGACATACATAGCTCGGCAGGTCTTTAATATCTGCACGTAATAGTTTTCTGTCCTACCCTCCCCTAGCTAAAGGCATCAACTTAGCCTTATGAGCCACGGCTGGATCAGTATATCGGAGGTCATAGCGGACATGGAGCGCACAACAGATGAGGAAGGGAACCTCCACCGGTTCAGCATCGCCTTTGTGCGTCACAATGATGGGCGCAATGGCCAACGCGGTTCGATCAAAGAGATCAAACGAGCGGCTAAGTTCACCAAGCCAGGCAAGAAGGTCACACTACCAAAGCGGATGACCAGCGGCTGGCAGTTCAAAGCACATGAGGTACTACCTATCCAAGACCTAACCGCTGACGAGCTCAATACCATTAAGTTCACCAACATCATCGAGTACAATGGCCAGAAAGTCAGGCACTGGGGCAGCTAATTACGTCAAATACCATGACGATGAAGTCATGATCCTAGACGGAGGTGGCGTGGTTCAATTTGAGGAGTCACGTAAGAGGGTGGCCATGGGTACCTACCAGGCATCCGGTGGACAGAAATCCGACATTGTATTCTGGGGAGATCGCAACGAACTACCAGAGCTCAGGGAATACCTGCTCAGTGAAAACAACATCGTACCACAGATCATTCGTACCAAGCGAGATATCATCATTGGTGGTGGTCTGATGGCTTACATTGAACGATTTGAAAAGGGAGAGCGCATCATAGAAGAAGTGGAACTCGATCCACAATTCTCTGACTGGGTAGAAGAACAGGAAGAATTATATGGAGGTCTGGAGGAAATGTGTAATGACCTGCTCAAGCACGGTCAATACTTTGTTGAAGCTATCCGGGATGGAGAGGATAAGATTGTCACCATTAAACCCCATGCCGCCCGTTGTGTGCGGGCTCAGAAGCAGGACAGCAGCGGCCGCATTCCGAACTATTGGGTGAATGGTGCCTGGAGTAAGGTCACCGATCAGCAGCGCCTTTCTGAAGTGAATAACCTGATGGGCATTCCAGCCTATAACCCAGCCGCTGATCCACAAGGGAAATTCATGTATCAAGGTGCTGACCGCCTGTTAGGTGGCCCCTATTACTATGACCCCCACTATGCCGGATCTACCACCTGGATTAAGGTGGCCAACCTTATCCCCATTTTTCACGAATCAAATCTCCGGAACGGCTTTACTATCCGCTATGTGATTAAGGTGCCGGAAGATTACTTCCAGCGCAGTTTGAGCGACGATAAACGAAAAGACACCGAAAAGGTGAAGGATCATATCATTGCGGCAAAGCAGGCCTTCAAACAGAAGCTAAACAGCTTTTTGGCCGGTGCCGAAAATGCGGGCCGGGGTCTGATCCTCACTAAGCACTTTTACAAGCACCTCCAGAAAGAATGGCCTGAATTAGAGATCATTCCATTGGATGTAGATCTGAAGGATGATGCTATGCTCAAACTTTACGAAAGTAGCAACCAAGCCAACACCAGCGCCCATGGAATCCCCCCGGTTTTGGCAGGATTGGCGACCGGCGCAAAAATGACCAGTGGGAGCGAGATTCGGAATCTGTACAACTTTTGGCAATTGTCCGCTACTCCTATTCCCCGCAAAATTCTGCTCAAAATATACCGCATAGCCTGGAAGAGCTGGGGGCTCCCCTCTTCGACCAAGCTGGGCTTTCGCAATATCGAATTGACCACTACTGACAAGAACCCATCCGGCCATTCCGGGCAAATCGTTCCAGATGCTGTTTAAAGTCACCGATACCACCGCAGGACCGAATCCAACGGTCAAAAACACCGAATTTAAAACCTTCTTTCCGGCGATCAACCGAAATATGGATTGGTGTACCGTAGAGCCGTTTATCCAACAGGCAGAGGATAATGATATCATTCCAGCCATCGGTCTGGATTTCTACAATGTACTGGAAACGGAATACCAGGCTAATGGAACCATTGCCGACGCCACCAAAGCCTACACCTTCCGCTTGCTGCGTACCGGATTGGCCCATTACGCGATGTATTTGGCTTTACCGCAGCTGAATATCCGCGTAGGCGATGCCGGCACCAATGAAACAAGTGCAAATGATATTGTACCAGTGCGGCAATGGGTGTTCAATGTCAGCCGCTGGGAAACGGCAAAAACGGCCTATAAATACCTGGACATGGCTCTGGAGCACATGGAAAGCCAGGTAATTGCGAATAACACCGATTACGATACATTCAAGAACAGCACAGCCTACACGGAAAGCAAAGAATTGCTTATTCCTAACGCCCGCAAATTCGGCCGCTTCTATAACATCCAAAACAGCCGTCGTTCTTACACCTCCATCCGGCCATACATTGAAAAAGCGGAAGAAATCTATCTCCGGCCCCTACTCTGCTCGTTTTTCGACGAATTGAAGGATCAACACCTCAATGGAACCCTGTCAACAGAAAACGCCGACATTTTGCCGGTGGTCCAACGGTATTTAGCTGAAAAGACCGTGGTTTTGGCCCTGCCGGATCTGAATTTCATCAATGATGGTGATGGGTGGCGCGTCATGGAAAATCAATATGGCCTAACAAGGCCAACAGAGGGCTCATTAAGCCAAAGCCTTCAGCAACTATTGACCCAGGCAGAGCAAAACGCGGCTCACTTCGAAATTCAGCTTAAAAACGAGCTGTATGCCAACCTGGACAACTACCCCACTTACCGGGATAGCGAATGCAACGAATTAACCGAAGATTCGGATGGTGACGGCATTGCCGACGCCGATGAAGTATGTGATACGAATGGCTACCAGGATTATGGTGCCGTTATTCTCTAATTTCAATCAAATAACCATGGCTAACAAAGATTACAAAGCCCCTCTTCGGGGTTTTATGGCAATTCTTGCCAAACTATTGACCCAGGTCGCTGGGTTATTCACCAACAAGTTTAAGGATCCGGAAATTCGCCAAATGGCAGTAGGATTCATTGAAGCCACCAAAAAGACGGTGGAAGTACTCAGTGATGCCAATCCTGATGATAAGGATCAGATGCGGGCCATCTTCAATGAACTTTTGACAGAAGGGCCTTTCAAAGCCGGTGCGCAAACGGAAATTCAGAGCAAGATCAACGAACTGACCAACAACAATGCCCGCGTGGCGTTAGGAGTAGCCAACGGTGAAGCCTGGAAAATCGCTGCACTGCTCACTGATAATGATCCTGCCAACAGTGACCAAATGGGGGATTACCTGACCAACCTTTTGCGAAGTGATGACGGCGTTATCTTCCTGCGTTCTATCCTTGGCCTGATGCTGAAGAATTCGGCATACGCGGATACCGCAGCTGTCCTCATCATCCAATTGCTGCTCACTACCTTAGCCGAAGAAGGTGATACTGAAACGGCAGCCCGTATCATCGAACTACAAGACATCTACGAAAAACGGGTCTTCGCGGCCTAATATCTTTTGTTTTCTCATAGTATTCAATTTGGAGCCCGGCCGCTTGGTCGGGCTTTTTTTGTACTACCCCTCCCCTATTTGCTATTCTACTTTCGAAGCATGGAAGGCTTCGATGAACAAGCGCTGGAGGTCATTGAACGGGCTGCGGAATACTTCGGCACGGAAACCCTGGCTTTGTTTATCAAATCGCTTAAACGGCAAAAGCTGGTCAATACCCGGCAATTATTGAACAGCCTAAGTACAGCCCAAAAAACAGACCTGGGGAAAGTCGTTCATTCCGTCACCTTCGCCTTCGAAGAATACGGCCGCTTTCTGGACATCAAAAACAAGCGCTGGAGCCAACAGCCACCCATTGAGGAGATACTGAAGTGGGTAGAAGAAAAAGGCCTGGACTCTTTTGGTGAAGATCCTAATCCTTATAAACGATCGATAAAAACGCCGGAGCGGAGAAAGAATGAGATCGCCTGGGGTATTGCAAGACAACGAGTGATTAGAAGAGGCCCGCAAAAAGGCCGGAGCTGGTACCGAAAGAACTTCTTTAAGACCCTCAATGCGCTACAGGAAGAACTTCTCCTTGGCATCAGTGAGCGCACCGTAGAACAAATGAGAGAAACCCTGCTTTGGCGCCTCAAACGTGGCGCAAGCGGTAAATATTTCTAACATGGCAATACAGCAAGACAAGGTTCAGATCATCGTTGATATCGAAGCGCAACAAGGCGTTAGGGCATACCAGCAACTGCTCGATGAATCCAGGCAGGTCAATGATGCCATGCGACGGATGAAACGATTGGGAAAGGAGAATTCCGAAGAGTTTAAGAAGCTGGAAAAGCGAGCATCTGAACTAAATAATGAACTGGCTGAATTAGGCGGTGCCGGTGCTAATATGGGCCAATTGATCAGCCGCTCAAAAGCATTAAACCGAGAATTAAAATCATTGGCTCCTGGTACCAAACGCTTTATTGATGCCACCAAAGAACTCAAGGACGTTAACACCCGCCTGCGAGCTATTAGAGATCAAACCCGTGGTGTCAGCGAGGCCATGCAAGAAGTACGAATTGCAGGCATCAAACTACCTGATGGCCTAGTGAAAGGCATCAACGGAGTGAACACTGCTTTCAAGGCCTTGATCGCCTTGCAAGTCATTCAGTATTTCGTTGAATTGTTCCAATCGATCGACGAAACGACCAAACGCATGGTTAAGCTGCGGGGAGAAGTCGAACAGTTCACCGATGCAACCGGGCTACAGCTCGACAACTACACCACCAGAGTGGCCGCTATTTCGCAGACCTTCGGCGAAGAAACCGATCAAGTCCTGAAAGCAGCTAATGCCCTGACCAAACAACTCACTGGTGATTTTAGCGAATCACTGGACCTCATCGAGAAGGGCTTTCTGGCCGGAGCCAACCGAGGCGGCGATTTCCTGGATCAGGTAAAGGAATACCCCACCTTCTTCCGGGAAGCCGGGCTATCCGGTGAGCAGATGATCAGCACCATTACCCAAAGTGTGGATCAGGGGGTTTTCAGTGATAAAGGCGTGGATCAGCTCAAGGAATTTGTGCTGCGGATTCGAGAAATGCCGAAAGCGACCGCTACCGCATTGAAAGCCATTGGCCTATCAAGTACTGAAATCCAAAAGGAGATCGAAGAGAATGGCATTGGCAGCGCCTTCACCAAAATTCAAAATCAACTGGGTGAGCTGGAAGAAGATGCCCCGGAAGTAGGCTTGGTATTGGCTGATGTTTTTGGTGGTGCCGGTGAAGACGCCGGGGTGCAATTTATTCGCAATCTGGAGCTGACCGGCGATGAACTGGATCGCTTGATCGATACAGGTAATGAGTATACGGCCTTAATGCAGGAACAACTGATCGCCAATGAGGAGCTGGCCGAAGCCGAAAACCGGGTGGCCAAAGGTTTCAGCGATGCCTCTGGTAGCTTGGGGGTCTACATTACGCAGGTAAAAGCCTTCCTTCTCCGGGTAGCCGCCGATGTTATTGAATTCTTCCGAGATCTGCCAGCCACCGCTAAAGGGGTGCAAGCCGCTTTCCGGCAGATCATGAATAACATCCAAAACTTCTTCAGCCGAACGGCATTGAACCTGGAGATCACCTACAAGCGAATCAGTAAACTAAACCCATTCGGGAAGACCTCCGAACAACTGGATCAGGAAATCGCCGCCTTACGGGAACGCAGAGACGGCATGAAAGAAGAGGTGGTCAATATTATGCAGGCCTACCGCGAAGGCTACTTGGAAGAACGGGACAACATCAAAACCCGGCAGGCCATCGCCGAAGCCCTTACCCCTCCCCCACATGAACCTACCGTTCGGGCCAATGTCCGCAAGCAGGTGCGGGATGTGCAAAAGGTAGTCGATGAGGAGATGGCGAAGCTGCGAGCGGAACGAGCCAACGCGCCGGGGGTTGTCCAAGGATTAGGAGGCACCGGGACTCCTTCAAGTGTTAGCAGCACAGGAGAATCCGGAGTAGCCTCTGAATCCGAACAGGAGCGACTGAAAAATAAGTTCTTAAAAGCATTGATTACCGAACAAGAATATGAAGATCAACGCTTTGAACTAATCCAACAAGCCTATGATCGAAGACTAGAATACCTCCGCTCCAAATTTGGAGAAGAAAGCGCCGAATATATTGAGTTTGAAAATCAAAAACTAGAATCACAGAAAGATTATGAGGCGCAACGGCAAGCACTAACTGAAGGCACCGAAGGTATTCGAAAACGACTAATTAGAGAAGGTATTGATGCGTTAGGTGTGGCTGTTGAAGAGACTATTAACTTCCTGCATGATGAGGAAGATGCCCGCAAAAAGAACAGCCTGGCGTTGAAGGCGTTTTCTATCGGCAAAGTAGTCATCGATACCGAAGAGGCTATCATGTCGATCATCAAAAGCTCTGAAGGTAACCCCGGCAACCTTTTATTCCCAGGCTTATCGAAAATTATTCAGGCTGCCAAGATTGGCGGGGTTCTTCTTCGCTCAGGGGTAGCGATCAACCGCATCCGCAAGCAAGGCTTCTATGATGGTGGCTTTACCGGCAACACTGCCCTATTTAAAGATAACAGCGGCCGCAATGTAGTAGGTGCTGTCCATGCTAATGAATGGGTGGCCCCCGAATGGATGAACAGGCACCCCAACTATGCCCCCGTCATCGGGTGGCTGGAGCAGATGCGCAAACAAGGCTTCCAGGAAGGAGGCTTTGCCCAGCCGGTCAGCGGAGCCCCAGCAACCAACGGAGCCGGAGCTGACTTCACCTTCCTTCGTAAAGCCATCGAGGAATTGGCTATTTCTCAGCAAACCATGGCCAAAGAAATTCGCCGGAAGCAGTTCACGGTTACCACGGGCCAGGTGCGCGATGCCCTGGATGCGGATTATTTGCTGGATGAAAAAAGCTCCTTTTAGATCGCAGGAAAATCGGTACGCAAATTGGAGAGATCCTGTACCCCCATTTGCCGGAGGTATTTATCTGTTTCATCCAGCGAGTGATGCCGAAGCTGTATTTGCAATTCCTTCACTCCTATCCCGGCTTTGATGGCCTGGATGGCTCCCGTATGCTTCCAGGAATACAAGCAATAGCCTTTACCAAATTTCAGGTCAGTCAAGATTTCCCGGTGGCGGCGGCTCATCGTATGCCGTCCGATCGGTTTTTCTTTATTCCATCGCTGGGTAAACAGATACTGCCCAGGCCCCATATCGTAGATAAAAGATAGCTTAGGGAAGAACGCATCCGGAATACTAACGTATTGGGTCTTTTTATTCTTCGACTTTGATCCGGGTATGTAGATCTTCCGCTCATGCAGCATGATATCACCGGCTGTCAACTTGGGCAGCTCCCTCCCTGGCCGGATAAAGCAGTAATACACAAACTGAATGTATAGCCACAGCTGCGGATCCTTCTCGCTGATCACCTTCTTCAATCGCTCAACCTGGTGCGGCTGGAAATAGCGGGCCGGAGTCTTATGGGTGCGCAACCTTTGCACATTGATAAACAAATTAGGTCGATCCACGGCGGTGAATAATCGATCCAATTCGGCGCGGTAATGATTGTAGGTAGTGGTGTGGCGTACTTTCTTCAGATAAACAAAGAAGGCCTCTACGTTGGCCCTGGTCACCTCCCTGTCCCCCATCCACTCAAAGAACACCTTCACCATGCTTCGGTGGTTGGTGATCGTACTGGGCCGCCACTCCCCCACTTTTGAGGCAATGTATTCTTCCACGCGGTATTGTTCAACGTGCTTGGTGGGTAATAAGGAAAGGGAAAGTTCTTCAGCAAAGGAATCAGCGGCAGCCATTCGGCCCTTGTAGGTTTTCTCCCGATTGATGCGGCCATACTTGCGGCGGCGTTTCGGGCCTTCGTACCATTCGAGATACCACTTCTGGGAAAGGTCCAATGGTGCATACAGCCGAAGCGTCACCCCATTGAAAACAAAAACTTTTTTTTCTCCTGACATGATCAAACTTGCCAGAAGTTCCGGTTAGAAAGGTCTGTAGACAAAGTATTTGTCTATGAACACTCCCAAGCCCCTTTATTTATTGAGGCTTGGGAGGTTTAGTACCCGGAGCGGGATTCGACACCATTAACCAGAACTCCTTAATTTTCAAATGATTAAAAAATCCGTAGACAAGCCGTTGTCTACGCTTGTGTTCATGCATGGGAGAATTTATTAGGTCCAACTATGGTCTGTATAGACCATAGTTAATTATTGTCAATCATTTCCAAGAACTGGGATTCTGTCAACACCTCAATTTCAATTCCTTGCGACACATATTTCTCAACGAGTTGTAGTTTTTTACTAGGCTTACCTGTTGTATATTTTTCATAATCTCTATCGCCTACAACCAAGAAATTTGTTTTTTTAGTTAATGTATTACTACAATTCCCACCAATTTGCATCACTTTGAACTGTGCTATTTTTCTCTCCATAGACTGTAAAGCACCAGTAAATACCACCAATTGGCCGAAGAATAAATGGTCTTCAATAAACTTAGTAGGGTCAATTGAAAAGCCCTCAATTCCTGTTTTCTTATTTGTATTGGCAACTCTGGTCCTAACGTGCTTTTTCAGAGATGGTTTGTAGCCTCCTTTGTAGAGCTTTCCTGTTCTCAACTTCAATTTTTGACTTATCTCTTCAAAGCTATTTATCTCTTTCTCTTTAAAGAACTCAAGCGCTATGCGAGCACAACCTTCAGCATCAGATAATGCGTCATGATGTTGAAGATCAAAGCCATAGTATTCACAGATTAAGTTCAGCTTATAGGATGGCATATTCAATATTTGTTTAGCCATCTGGTATGTACATGTATATTCCGTTTCAGGATAATCTATTCCATATAAGTCAAGTGTATGCCGTAACACGCTGATATCAAATGCTGCATTATGTGCAATCAGAGGGAAGTCCGTGATATCAGACAATATTTGTTCGTAAATCACATCAAATTCAGGTTCATTTTCGACCATATCTGAAGTGATGCCATGGATGTATGTATTGTATGAATCAAAGTAGTTGTCTTTAGGCCTGATAAGGAATGCTTTCTGCTCAATTATCTTAAAGTCTTCTACTTTTACCAATCCCACAGCACAGGGACTAAATCTATTAGAGTTAGCTGTCTCAAAATCAATCGTTAAAAACTTCATGACTGCCGCCTTTTAGGTGTATCAGTTGTTGCAACTTTTTTTTGACGCCGACCTTAGGGTCGCATTCAAGTGCTTTTTTAAAGGCAATAATCGTTTCTTGAATGCGATTACGTTCCAAATACCTCTCTCCTACTTTCCGATATACCTTTGCACCAATTGGTTTAGAGCAACCCGATGCATATTTTGATAATGCAATTAATGCCTTATCCTCTTCCCCAAGTTGTTCATAAAGATTAGCTATCCACTTGTACGGATAATGTTGATCAGCTTCATCTAAAAACCTTGAATAATTCACATAAGAGTCAATGGCTTTCGAATACAAATTGTTATTCTCATAATTCTGACCTTCCCAAAAATACTTTCGTCTACCTTTCAAAATTTCCGGATCGACACTTAGGGATACCAATTCTTCAGGGAGTAATTCAAGTTCGTCTTTCTGTTCCATATTCTGTTATCAATTTAAGTTAACAGAAACGGCCCCTGCCTTCTCAAACAGAGGCCGTTTAATTCTTCGGCTATCATCTTTTTTTTGCCAAATGGGTTCGGTACAGTCCAAGCAATTGCCGGAGTAATTTAGCACGGGTTAGTACAGTAAGCTCATCTTTCAGTTGACCCTCCAATTCAAGGATCTGTTCAGCATCGTCCATGGTACTGGGGATTGTGCGAGAAACGCGGTTAAGGGATGATTGTGTATCTCGTAGAGCAGTGTCTGTTCGCTCCCCAGCTTTATCTATTTATTTAATCGTCATCCAATCCTAATTTTTTGGCCAGTTCCGGGTCTGCCGTTTGTACAGCTTTGCGGACCTGCCGCAACTCCCGTTCATACTGGGCTATGATCTTTTGGTATAGGGCCTCCGTGGGGCTGCCCTTCGCCGGTGGTTCATCCTTGTGCTTCTCCCCTTTGCTCATGTCTGCAAGGATGAAATCGTTGAGATCAACCTGGAAATAATCTACTAAAAGGAGAATTTTATCAATTGGTGGGTCATTTAAACCCTTCTCATAGCGGCTAATTTGATTAGCAACAATGCCAAGATTTTTAGCCAACTCACTTTGAGTTACATTATTTCTTTTCCTCAAGTACCTGATATTGTTAGAGATGTATATCACTAAATATTAAATGTTTTCTTTAACGGATATTTTGTCCTCAAAACATTTGCTTTTATCCGTAAAACATGATTTCTTTGTAGTAATTAATAATTCAGACACGAATTTAATAATTCACCGCTAGAAACAACCACTACGCGGGGCTCTAATTCTATGCTACATGCCGAATACAATGCAAACAGATACGAAAATACATGGCTATATCAAATCCACTCTCACTGAGGTTAAGCGCCAGGAGTTACAAAAACTAATGGGGCTTTCTGACTATCAGTGGACCTGGCATATGAACTACCCTACCCGCTGGAAACGCGACAAGGTAGTGATCATGGCTCAGTACTTACAAGTGGATTGGGAATGGTTGGCACAAGAATATGAACTAGCCAAAGAGAAGCTGAGTGCAGCATAAGATTTTCATGTGATTACAATTTTATGCCGGGCCTCCGGGCTCGGTATTTTTTACCAGAGAATTGATGAAGCGCTTACAAAGGTAGGTGCGGACTGAGATGGGTGCCGATGGAGGCACGAATATATTGCCGGGGATACTGACCTGTACCACTTTAGTCGGTATCCCCTTTTTTTGAATCCAACTTCTTCAAAACGCAAGCCCCCAATAGCTGCAACTATCAGGGGCTCAAATGTAAAACGGATATGAGCAAAGATAATGAAAACAAAGAGCTGGCGCAACAGTATGCCAGTATCAAAATGATGATCAAAGCTGTAGATCTTGCTTCCTGGAAATGGCTTGCTATTACCACTGGTGTAATGGTATACAGTTCGTTTCAGAATTCCGTATTGAGCTGGGTATCCCCTACCCTGGCTCCTTGGGTCTTGGCTTGCATTGTAGTGATCTTTTATTTGGTCATTGACCATGGCCTTCCGGAAAGTTTAGAGCGGTTTATGAAAGGACGGAAGTCACTGGATCAGCACAAGGAAGTTTACAATAGCCATAAGCGTCTATTGAGCCTCATTCTCATTTTCTTCATTGTACGCATTTTCGCTACGGGTTTGAGTTCCGTTTGGTCTGGTGGTGAGATCGGTGATTTGACAACTGAAGATTTCAATACCGAGAAATATACCACCGCTGCCCAGCATCGGGATAGCATGGCCAATGCCAAGTTGTCTTCAACTGAAAGCGAGTTAGCTGCCTTACGTGCATCCGAAGAAGAGCGGATCAGCACCGCCGAAGCCAAAGGCAATGCCGAAATACGTGCTGCCATCAAAACAGGCAACCAGAGTCAGCGTGATATGTGGGCCAAGAACCCCGGTTTTTTTGATGCGATCCCTCGCAACAAATGGTACAAAGGAAACAAAGCTTTTGCCGATCGAGTCCATGCCGCCCAGGCCAACAAACAACGATACATTGATGAAGAGCGGTCCAAGACATCCGGCGCGCAAGAACTGTTCTATGCCGTATCCAGTGATACAACCAGCGGCACTTACTTAGCCAGTCTCGGTTTAGCGGCTAATGCCGAACTCAATAAGCTACAAGGGCAAGAAAGCAAGCGCACCAATATGATTATCATCAGTGATATCCTGGCTTTAATTTTCGGTTTGATGTGCCGGGGCATTAAGGTAAGTATTGAAAAAGTCACTGGAGAACAGATCAACCAAAAGTCATTTTCCTATATGGTCGCAAAGGCTATGGAAAACATCCGGGTATTTATTCTGGAGGTTTTTGAGTCCTTGCTAGGCTTGGATTTAGACGGGAATGGTAAAACAGGGCAGGTAGATAATCGCATGACCGGCAATGTCATTACAGGTTTTCAACCTTCATCAGGTGCTGGTGCGGAAGTAACTACCCCCTCCCCTTCTAGCCGCAACCCGATCGGTTTTATTCATTACACCCCTAGCCCTGACCAAAAACCTCAACACAATAGTGTAGCTACATGTAGCAACACCCGTATAGCTACACCAACAGAGGAAGAACTTAGCAACAATCTGCAAATGTGTCTTTCCTACTTCAAAGACGCTAAACGGAACTGGCAATCCTGGGAGAGCAATCCAAACGTCAGTGAACGAGCCAAGTTGAAAAATCAAGCGAAATGGCAGGACCAGATGATCTATGCACAAACCAAGCTGAAAGCATTGGGGTATGAGATCGCTAACGAAGGCCGAAAATATGTACTAAGGAAACTACAGAGCTAATCATCATGGGATAATGATGAGTGAAGGGGTGGCGGAAGTAGAGCGCCGTCACCCACTTTTAAAGAGGCAATAAAGAGAGATGTTTTAGATGATTTGAGTAAGGGTGTCAGCAGTTATACGTCCCCTGACAAACTCGGCCCCTTACTCCTTTTTTAAGCGAAGAGAGCGAGAGCAAACACATACATACCAAACAAGTAGCACAAAAGCGCCCGCCGCTTTTACGTCTACACCAATTATCAGATAGGAAATTCCTGTCCTTTTCCAGGCTGGGAATTGATACCATTTTGCGCATCCCACTAAACCGGATGACACGCAAGTATGAAGGCTGTACCCTTTCAGCCTGCTTGCCTGTCGTCTGAACTAGTGGGATGGGGGGCTTTGCGGCTCCCCACTTTTTACGTTTGACAAAACCACGGTTCATGGTAACGACGACATACTTCGACAAGGACACCATCGAGAAGATCAAAGAGCGCGCCGAACTGGCCGATATCCTGCCCGACTTTGTGCACCTCAAACACAAGGGGAATCAGCTACGTGGCAACTGTCCATCTTGCAACGCGGATAAGTTCGAATACAACGAGAAAAAGAACATTTATAAGTGTTGGAACGGTTGTGAAAAAGGAGGTAGCACGGCTATCGGTTTCCTGATGGATGTGGTGGGGCAAGAATATATGGAAGCTATCAATTACCTCTCTGATCGATATAATATCAAACCCGAAGCCAAGACAGCCCGCCAAAAGAAGAACGGCAACCGCAAGAACCGCTTCCGGGATTTACAGATGAAGGAGAGCGGCATCCCCAACAAATACCAGCAGTACGTCATCCGGATTGACAACAATACGGAGATGTTTAAAGACCGCTACGAATCAGCCACCATTGACCGCTATTGGAACGTGGTGGCCGGGGATGATATGATCCTCAACTATCTGGATATCCATGGTCAGCCGATGACCTTCCAGCCCAAAGGCAGCAAGCGGAAGGAGCCCATCATACGGGTGCGGTGGGCGAATCCGGAATTGCATCTGAATAAAGATGGCAAATCCATGAAGTACCAAAGCCGTCCCGGTAGCAGCTCGGCACTTTGGATACCTAATCAGCTGATCAGTTCCTTTGCCAAGGAAGAGATCATTGAAACGCTAGTGGTGGTAGAAGGGGAGAAGAAAGCCGACCGGCTTTGCCTGGCTGGTGTGCCGGCTGTCGGGATTAGCGGCATTCACAATTTCAGCAGCAGTAGTACCATGCCGCATGAATTTGAACGGCTGATCAAAGTTTGTGCCATCAGTAACGTGATCTTCCTGCTCGATAGCGATTGGCAGGATCTAAGCATCCACCCCGGTAAGCCCGTCGACAGCCGCCCGAAAACCTTTGCCAGTGCGGTGATCAAATTCCGAAACTACTTCTATGGCTTCATGGCCTCCGGATACAATCTTCGCATCTTTTTCGCCCATGGTACCGATCCGGTTTACAAAGGCATCGATGATGTCATCATGCGACAAATAGAAGGCGATGATGAGAAGATCAGGGAGGACTTTGCCAAGGCAATCAACGCCAAAGAGAACGGGGGGGATTATGTAAAGGCCTACGACATCACCGAAGCCAGCAGCTACCAGATCAAAATGTATTGGCATCTGCACAGCAATCCGGCATTCCTACAGCACTATCATGATGAACTCAGCAAACTGCCCAATTTCAAGCTGGGCAAACTGCTATGGCGCTACAACGAGGAAGGTGAAGAGTTTGAATTGGCGCAGAAGATATTACCCCATGAACGCTACTGGGAGGAAACCTGGAAGGATAATGCTCCCAAGCCGTCCTTCAGCTTTTACTATCAGGGCGCTTTACAGTTCCTGTATAACCGTGGGTACGGCCTGTTTGAATACAAGCCCCACAGCTATCGTTTTGTACTGGTCAATGGTAGGGTAGTGGAGGAAACGCAACCGATCAGCATCCGGCATTTCATGCTGGACTTCACCAAAGAGATTGATAATAAGCCGGTCCTGGAGTTGCTGCTGCGAGGCGGCAAACAATACTTCGGCCCGGACAATCTACACAACCTGCCACGGCGGCAGCTGCCGTTTCAAAAAGCCGATCGGCATGTGATGTACTTCTTCTTTCAAAATGTCTACTGGAAGATCACGGCCGACAGCATTGAGCAGCGGCCCCTCAGCGAGCTGGAGTACTACATCTGGAAAAATCAGGTGATCGAGTTCGAGCCCAAGCAATTGGACAATCCTTTGGCAGAGGTCGAACGCAATGGGGAGGCCTGGAACTTTGACTTTAGTGATGAGTTTACCAAGGCCGATATCGCCGGGTACTACCTCTGCACCAGTAACTTCTTCTGGAATAAATCCCAGCACCTGGTTGAGGATAAAGAAGGCAATAAATTCTACGCGCAAAAGGAGAAACCGGAGGCCATGACCGACGAAGAGCGGCAGTTCTTCTATAATAATTTAGCGGCCAAAATGCTGGCTGCGGGTTACGTCATGCACGACTTCCTGAACTACAGCTGCATGAAGGCGATCGTCTGTATGGATGGCGCGGAAAGTGCTGTAGGGCAAAGCCAGGGAGGGACTGGTAAATCGATCTGGGGCAAGCAGTTCCAGCATATGGTCCCGATGTCGATCATTGACGGCAAGAAGAAGAACCTGGAAGATGATAACCACCTCTATGAAAACGTAGATGAGCGCACGAAAGTAATCCTCTACGATGATGTGCGGGTGAACTTCAACTTCGAATTCCTCTTCAGTCAGATCACCACCGGCCTCACCGTCAACCCCAAAGGGGAGAAGCGGTACGAGATCTTACCTCCCAAGTTCATTATCGCTACCAATCACGCCCTCAATGGTGATGGCAATAGCTTCGACCGGAGACAGTACACTATCACCTTCTCTGACTATTTCAATGGCCATCGAACGGTAGGGGATGAGTTTGGCCATCAGCTATTTCACGAATGGGATTATGACCAATGGAATTTCTTCTACAACTGGATGGCCCAATGCGTCCAACTGTATTTGAAGCATGGTCTAGTAGATGCCAGTAATGATGGCATGATCAAGCGCCGGAAGCTACGCCAGGAAGTAGGGGAGAGTTTCATCATGTGGGCCTCACTGGTATTTGATACAGAGACCGATGCCTCCGGGGATTGGTTGGGCATCTACCTCAATAAGCGAGTAGAGAAGATGTGGCTGATGGAGAAGTACCTGGAGGCCAACCGCAAAGCGGTTCGATATATGGATGACGTGCTCTTCAAGAAGAAGATCAAGGCATATGCTCAGTATGCCGGTCTCACCTTCAACCCTAATCGGGATCCGAAGAAGAACGGCGACCGGATCAAAAGCAATGGGGATGAGTACTTCATCCTGGCCGATCACAACTACCAGCAACAAATGTACTCTCCCGGCATCAAGACCGATGAAAACCTGATGCAGTGGAGAACTCGCAATCAAGATATCCTTCCCTCCAGTACATCCAAGAAAGGTTTTAGAGTGGAGAGAGACCATTCTACTGGAATGACAATAACGGAACACTTTGAAAAAGACCCATTTGAGGACTGATAAATCAGTCCACCCCCTTTTTATTTTTTTACTCTTTTCTCTAAAACAGGACCTGGGTAAAATTAGTTAAAGGGGCTGGACTTTTGGACTGTTACTATCTAACGCACTGAAAAACAAGTACTTAAAGCAGTCCACCCCAAAAGTCCAAAAGTCCAAAAGTCCAACAGACCAGTGGACTGTTTGAAAGTCCACCACAGTCCAACGGGGGGTGGACTGATTGGGCTGCATATAAACAATTGAATACCAAAGCATTATAAGCCATGAGAAATCAAAAAGTCCAAAAGTCCAGCCAAAAGTCCAGATTCGGAGAGGTCTCTTTTCCGGTAAATCAGGTGCTTCAGGTTGACATTAACCCCCGTGTTCAGCTAAATATGGATAGCGGGAAGGCCTTCTTGCGCATTTGGAGCCTGCCCACCCGCAGAGGAGAGTGGCGGGATATGGAAATCATCGGTAATCAGATCCCCGTTAAGGCCACTTTCTATCTGACCGTGGCAGAACAGGAACAAGTCATCACCCAAATCACCCCAGCTCATGCCCATTAACAAGAAAGATTATCCGGAAGATTGGCCAGCTATCCGCGCACGCATCCTGGAGCGGGCTGGTTATTGCTGCGAACATTGCGGAGTACCGCGATACGCGGTAGGCTACCGAGAAGGGGAGGATCGTAAGATGATTACCCTCATCGTCGGCGAATCATTCAGCGAAGCCAACTCTCTCCGCTACCGGATGCAGGAAGCCATGGGTCGCAAACTGATCGTCATCCGCTTAACCACCGCCCATCTCGATCACAACGAATGGGATCACAGTGTTACTGATGATCGCCTGGCTTGCCTATGTGAGCGCTGCCACTTCCACCATGACAAACTGGACAATCAGCTTCGCAAGAATTACGGGAAGCATTATAAACGATATCAATTGCAACTATTATGATGAAATCAAAATTCACTTTCGGTCTATTATTCTGGATTGTTATTTATCTGATCTATACTTCCTGGGAGCCAACAGCTCCTCCCGGTGAGGCATTGATGATGGATGAAGCGGACCCGGTGGCTGAACAGGTCACCAAGGTATCAACGATCAAAGCCAAGGACTTCCCTGGTAACAATTACATCACCGGCACCCTTAGCGCTGAAAACCTGCAAAGCTTATCTGACGCCGGAATTAGGATCATTATCCGGTTGAATGGTGACTCGCAGGATGATCGCGGTTTCCTGAGTCTTGCCGAAGAGGCTGCCATTTGTCGCCAACTTGGCATGCAATTCTATTACTTCAACATTGAAGGCAAGCTGGAGGAGTCCGGGGATATGATTCACAACCTACTGACTAATGGAAACGCGGTCATCCACTGCCGACACGGTGCGCACCGAGCCCCTAGCATGGCCGCCTATCATCTGCAAAAGGAAGGTTATCCCAAAGATTGGATCATAAAGAAAGTGGGTTGGGAACAGTTGGTTCACAATCCTGGAAGATACGAACGGTACACCAAGATATTAACCTGATTTTTTTAACCCAAACCGCACTATTCCATCCCCACTTTCCACCGCGAAGGTGGGGAATTTTTTTGTCCTATCACCATGCGGATACCGGGGGTATTTTCACCCAACAACATCCAACATGATCACCGCACAAATCAAGGTCAGCATCGCATCGCCCTCCTTACTGGAGCGCTTCCTATGGTTCTTCCGCAAGAAGAATTATCAATTGGCTATTCCACAAACGTGGTCAGAACTCCGGCCGAAACAAGTTGAAAAAGTAATGGCTGTGCTGATGAATCAGCAGGCTGACACCCCACAAGTGACCAGGGTAAAACTGTTGCAAGCATTACTCTCGGTACCGGAGTGGGTGTTCTTCCGTATTGCCCCCCTCGATATTGTTGAGAAGTTAGAAATGTGCGTGCTTTGGATGTTAGCCAAGCCGGTATCTGATCCCATCATCACCCAGGTGAGTGGGGGACGGTACCGGTGGCGGCTTCCGGCACCAGCTGCCAAGGATATGTCGATCGGGCAATACTTGCAGATTGAAAAGCAATGGGCCCAGTTAGCCACTAACGTCCAGGATAAAAATATTGATCGTTTGATTTCCTTTATCCTTCGCCGGGAAGATCAAGCCATCGAGCAAAGCAAGATGAAGACGGGTTTACTGCCTAACCTAAGTGATTACGCCATCACCGAACAGACCGAACAGGTTGCCCGATTGAAGGATGAATGGAAGTACTACGTACTGATGTACTGGACTGCTCAACGGGATAGCTTACGCGAAGAGTTTCCGGAGTTCTTCAGCAAGGGGAAATCAGATGATACTACACCCAAAGAAATCGACTGGGATGCCATCCCGGTTCGAATAGCGGAAACGCAAGTATTTGGTCCGGTTCATCAGGTATTAGTTACCCCGGTGAGGAGTTACCTGGCCTGGGCCAATGCAAGACAAGAAGCGGACAAAGAGAAAGTCCAGCAATCCCTTCAGGAAACCATCCGGGCCAATCACAATAAATTTCTGGCATGAGCAACATAACGACCACCCTCGCAGAATTACAAACCTACTTGCGCCACTTGGGAGATACCCATCCCGGCATCAAAGAGGTGATCATTGGAGACAGTGAACAGGTACTAAGCCTGGACCGCTCCAAGATGGAGTATCCCTTGTTATGGATTGAAACACCACGGGTCAGTTGGACTTTCCAGGACAACCCGCGCCGCCATTACGATCTTCATTTTGTAGTGTTGATCAACACTCCCGTCGATAATTGGCAGCATCAGCAATACATCCTACACAGAGCGCTATTGATCACGGAACAAATACTGGTCAAGATCCGCGATGATCATGATGAGGATCTGGTGTTTGTTGAAGGTCGCCAAGCTGTAAGTGATGCGGTGTTGGGCTATGGCCATGATCATGACTACGGCTACCGAACATCATTGCGAATCAAAAGCCATATGGCCAGCTGTGCCAGTAGTTGTTACTGGCCGGATCCTTGCCCGGTGGGAGCCATGGCCCGCTTCCGGTGGACCAATGGGGTAGTGGGTGAATTATCCGATGTCCTATTTGAGGATACCAGCCTTCCATCTGACGAAGCATGGACTACACTTTGGACTTGGCAGGTAGATAGCGGTGAGGTCAATCAATCATCTGATCCCCCCCCGCGAAACCTGGGGGGTAATTATGCCTTTGTTACGCTGACCATCACGTTAGGGGAGTGCTCATTGACAGCGAGTGCATTGGTATTACCCGAACCTGCCTGCGGTGAAAGTGTGCCGTATCTCTTAGATCAAAATTATTGCTAATGGCTATCATCAGTATTAATCAACCGGAAACGGTAAGCATGGCCCGTCAGCCGATCCACTTAGGGCTGACCTCCAACTTACCGGTAGAAGAACACACCATCAACCGCCTACGCTGGAACGTATCCGGTGATCCAACTGTAGGGGAGACTATCACACTAACCTACGGAGATGTGTCTGAAACCCTGGAAGTGTTGGCGGTCGCTGATGATTCAGGTACTACGATTGGACAACAAGGGGCCTCATCCCTGGCTACTTATGCCAACCGATTAGTGGAAGAGTTGCAGCAAAATTATGCGTTGTTCCTGGCTTTCAATATTTACTATGAAAATCAGGGCAGCAATCATTACATTCAATTTGCCCCAAGGGAAGACCGCACCCTGGATTGGAGTTTCACCGGTTCCTTGTCAAATATTACGGTAGATATTGTTACATCGAGCAATGCTGCCTACCAACCCAATCCAGGGCTGGTGGTTGTGGTGGAAGTATATGATCCGTATACGGATGATTATGGCACCCCCATTCAACATGATCTTCCGCTATTAGCTACTGGGGAGGAGGTGCTGTTTGATCTGCACAAGGATTTTAACATGCGGCATCATTTACCTCCGGTCAATACCATTGGGGCGGCGGGAACTTACTTCACCATTTGCACCGATAACATCCGTCGCTACCGGTTTCGGTATGCAGAAAAATCAGGCCGACCGGCACGGGTGAAAGTATTGAAAGATATCAAAGCCGATTTTTATGCACTGCATGGAGTCAATAGCTTTGCTTCTCAATATGCCAGCTTCTGGACGTTCTGGGAAAGTAACGGCCGCTTTCTTAGCAATCAATCATCTAGCAAAACAATCAGCATTGATCAGCCGGAGTGGCTGTACTGGATGGGCCGAGCCTTTGGTAAACTGGATATCTTCGTGACCGCCACCCACCGCAGTGGAGTTATCACGACCTACGAGCGGCCAGGCTTGACGGCACAACTGGGGCAGGTCTACGCGATCAAAGCAGGCTTCCAGCAATTAAATCTACCCATTGTAGAGGATGACCCTATTATCAATTACCGGGTTGAATTGATCAACAATGTAAGCTCTTCCGTTAGCGAATCCGTACTCTATACCATCACCGGCGTTTGTGGTGAATATGAGCGCTTTTTCTTATTCGGTAACAGCCTGGGAGGATGTGATACGGTGCGCGCCACGGGTAAATTTATTGCCCACCTGGATACCGTTGGTCAGGATGCCCAGCGTATTGTCACCGAAGACACCATTAATGAAGGGCGAGGTGCCGACTTCCAGTACAATGTCCGGGGCCGCAACGCCTTTGAAGGAAGTGTTGGCTATCGGTCTGCTTCCTACATTGCCTACCTCCAGGAACTGCTACTGAGCCCGGAGGCCTGGATCATTGATGTGCAGAATTTGCGCTTCAATCCTATCCTTATCGATCGCGGCACCATTGAAGTGATCAAGGATTCGGAAGATCTCTTCACGCTGCGCTTCCGTTATCGCCATGCCTGGGAAGAAAAGGGGCTGGGTGTATCAGAGGATGGCCAGCGGATTCAATTACCACCATCGTTTCAACTGGATTAATTATGAGGCTACGTATCGGTAAAAACGGACAGTACCTAGACCTTCGCCGGGGAACCAGCGTTCAGCTTGATATGACCTCCCCGCTTTACTTTGCGGAGAATAGGGGTAGTGTGTTTCCAAGTGTTAAAACGTACTCCTTTGGTGTACCGGATACCGCCCACAATCGGCTGATGTTGAACCGGCCTGCGGAACTGGATAACCCTACACCATTCATTGATGAATCAGGCTGGGTCATTGAGTTTGACGGATACATTATTCTGGAAGGAAAACTTGAGGTAGAAGATGGGGTACACGAAAGCGATATAAAAATCACCTTCATCGGGGGCTTGGCTGGTAACCTGGAAGCCCTGAAAACTTTGAATCTTAGAGACCTGCCATTGTCATCCATCAGTTTAGGGTCGACCCCCGCCGAAGCCCTGACTACCTTGGCCGAATGGGTGGATGATACCGAAGCCGACTATGTACTTCCAATGATCCGGGTAAATGCTACGGGGGAGCTACAGGATAACACGGATGATGATACCGACAATCCGACGCCAACTGTATACACCTTCCTGAATTACTACCGGGCAGGGGCTTTCTTATTATCCGATGATGATCAAGCGTTCCCGTCACCCGGCGACAGTTTCCCCTTTGAATCGACCATGGCCCCCATGCCGTGGCTGCGGGATATCCTGGAGCTGGCTTTGGCTCAGGTTCAGTATTCATTATCCGGCGTATTCGATAGCCACACATTAGCCGACGAACTCAACAAGCTGATCATCTTCAGCAACTACACACTAGATGAGCAGGTCAGCCAACCGAGCACCGGTGATCTATCTTTTGAAAATGTGGCCATCAATACTACCTATCATCCAGCTCGCAGCCTTCCGAATATCAAAGCGGCTGATTTGATCAAAGCCATTTGCAATCTCTTTTGTTTGGCACCGGTGCTGGATGCTACCGGCAGCCGGCTGATATTGGTAGCCTGTCCGGATACCCTTGATCCTTTGCCATCCAAGAACTGGACGGCTAAAGTAGATCCCCGGTTTCTCCGTGGCCGACCGCTGGAAGATATCCCGCAGGAATTCAGATATGAAGACCCTAGTGAAGGATACAGCAGCAGCAGAACCCGGTTATTCAGATTGTCGGAGGTAGACTATTCGTTTGAAACGGCAGCTGATGCAGAGGCAGCCTTGACGGTGGATGATGAATTCCTACTCATCTATATCGCAGAGCTCAATGAATTCTTCTACACCCGTAAGGCGACATTAAACAGCGGCCCGGATGTGATCGAGTATTTGTTCCTGTTTCCCAGGGGGAAAGATTTAGGGGTCATCAATGAAGGCGGGGTTCCCAGCTATTCGCCCAACTGCACCACCTTGCACACCATTACCCGGACGGACATCAACGGATCACCAACTGGGGAGGTACTATTCTATAATGGCTCTGATGTAGCGGATGGCCCTCGGTTAAGTACCGCTTTTTACGGAGACTTACAAACGCCTTTGCAAGAGGGGAGTCCTCTGGAAGAGTTGATCTTTTTGCTGTATCGCGGATTGGTGACCGCCAGAGACGGCGACAAAGTACCCCATGCTGGTTCAGGCCTCTATAATTATAATGGTTCTCAGATCGGTCAAATGTCATTACACTGGTCGGGAAATTTCGGATTGTATGAAAAGTGGTGGCGCAAATGGATGGAAGCATTACAGGCTATGCGGCCCGTCAGTTACCCGACTCGCCTTACTGCTATTGATCTTTCGCAGTTGGATTGGACCAAGAAAGTGTTGATCGACAAGCACCCGTATTTCATCAAAAAAATTCAGGTCACATTGACCACGGATACGATCTTATCAGCCAATGTGGAATACATGCAAATAAATTAAAATTCACTTGCGAAATTCATTATCTAATTGTATATTTGATAACGAAGAAACCGATACCATTTTCAATTCATTTCTACCTCAAATGTCAATTACTTTAATTCAAGATTAGGAGCCAAGGCAGGAAACTAGAAAGGGTGGTACCTTTCGGGTTTACTCCGTATCTCATTTGAGGTAAATGGTAGGTTTCTTCACCTGCTTTGGTCTCCGTTATTTTTCCTCCATCCATCTATTCCATCTCATTCTGAGGGCTTCAATCGCATTGATTGAACGCATGATATTTCATCCTGCTTTGTCAACCGGAAGCTGGTGTCGCGCTGGCTTCCGGGTTTTTGAAAAAACGTGTCAGTTTTTGAAAATACCCTGATTCCAGGGTCGTAACAGTTTTTAAAAATATTCAAGCCCCGTAAAGCTTGGAGGCCCGGAATAGGGTAAAGAGGGATAGGGGGTATTTTGGAAAAACAGTCGAATAATCGAAATGGTACTAACGAGACTTGGAAATAAAAAATCAGTTGCATCGGACATTTACCGGTACTTCCGTCCTCATCGAATGCGGATCACCCTGTTCTTTGGTGCCGGTGGACTTTGGTTTAATACTCCACGTGCTCAGTACAATGTCATTAATGACCTGGACGACAATATCACGAATCTATTCTTGGTCATCACGGAGCAGCCAGATGAGTTGATCGATGCGCTGTTGTCAATGCCAGTATCGGATACTTTGCTAAAGAAGTGGAGAGCGGAGCAGCCAGAGGAACCCGTATTAAAAGCAGTTAGTTTTTTGCTTGCATCAAACTTCACCTACTTGGGGAAAGGTGATAGCATCCGGTACAGCGTCGGAAATGAAAAGGCGGTATTGGTAAAGAGAATCCATGAATGCCGGTTGCGGCTTGGTGACTCCAGGATAATGTGCACCGACTTTCGCGAAGTACTTCCAAAAGTTTCATTTAGCCACAAGGTAGCAGCAAAAGAAGATTCCTTCATTTACTTGGACCCCTGCTATTTAGATACATCAAGCACTTACAAAGTACCCAAGTGGACCAAGGAAGACACATTTGATTGCTTTGAGATCATGGACAAAGAAGGAGTTCCTGCAGCAATGAGTGAATTTGATCACCCCTATGTGATGGAGCAGGCTTTAAGCCGTGGATTTACTGTAATACCGATCAAGAATCGGAGGAACATCAAAGGCAGAAGCAACGAAATTTTAATAACCAATTACAAGCCGCAAGGCCTGTTATTCTAAAACGAGCGTCATGCAAGTAAGACGACTACGAAAAATATTGAACACCACTCGCCCAATTGCGGACTTTGGAAATTATATCGCCGTAGGTTCTCCGATGTGCCACGATTTAATCTCGGTTGACAAAAAGACTATGCGGATTAGTTATGCGCTAGATACGTTTCGCAAGGGACGCCCTTCGGTTGACAACAAGGACGACTTGGGAGGCATTTGGGATCAATTGCAAAAGCTAATCGATTCGGGCATTTTGGCTGAAATCATTGCAAACGACGATCCGATAACTGATAGCTGCGTAAAGGTTTATACCTACAGGGGTGGAAAGGTGATTGAGAAATACGCCTACGAATTTGGATGGCCAAACTCTACCGTTGACGGTGAAATGATGTATAAAAACACGCACTTCTTAACCTTTGATGATGCCACTCAACGTGGTATAAATGAAGAAACCGCAGCTGTTAACTCGTTAGACCGTCGCTTAAAGGAATTAGAAGAGAGGAAGCGAAAAGCTTTTGAAGAACTTAGAGTGTGCCAAGAGAATCTGAAATCAATTCAATCACTTATCAAATAAACCAGCGACAAGATGAAAGCTAAAGCAATTCTTTGTGTACTGGCCTCGATAGCTGCCTTTTTGGTGGAGGGTGTTACATCATCATTAGCCTTTGGGATAGTCGCCGGTTACACCTTGGGCGATTTAATTGACTTCATCATTTCAATCTTCAAAAAATAGAGCGGTTCCCCGGAGCGATCCGGGCCGCTTTCACAAACAGTCGAATAATCAGAACATCATGGCAAGGAAAAATTCATACATAACAGCCACCGATCAGTTTTGTGGTGCCGGTGGCAGCACCTCTGGTGCAAAAAAAGCCGGTGTTGAAGTTAAGATGGCACTTAACCATTGGAGCCTAGCCATTGAGACGCATAATACTAACCACCCCGAAACCGACCACGATTGTACCGATGTGCAGGCTTGTGATCCTCGACGTTACCCTAGCACGGACATTCTCATAACTTCTCCTGAGTGCACTAACCACAGCCTCGCAAAGGGAGTAAAGCGACGCCAGCGAAACCAGCTAGATATATGGGGTCAGAACAACATACTACCTGAAGCTGAGCGAAGTAGAGCGACTATGTGGGATGTACCACGCTTTGCGGAGTATCACGATTACAATGTTGTTATTGTCGAAAATGTAGTAGATGCGCGTTATTGGCGAATGTGGGACGCTTGGCTGATGGCTATGCACTCATTGGGATACAAGCATAAGTGCTGCTACCTCAATTCAATGTTCTTTCATCCTTGCCCACAGAGCCGTGACCGAATGTATGTGGTATTCTGGAAGAAAGGGAATCCTGCACCAGATTTGGAATACCGACCAACAGCCCCATGTCCAACCTGTGGCGATAAAGAGGCTTTTCAATCATGGAAGCGAACGGATAAGAAGTGGGGGAAGTATAAGCAGCAGTACGTTTACCGATGTTCTGGATGTAATGACATTGTTACTCCCTATTTCTATTGCGCAATGAATGTGGTAGACTGGACTGTACCTATTACTCGCATTGGAGATCGCAAAAAGCCATTAGCAGAAAAGACCATGCAGCGAATTCGTTATGGATTAGAAAAGTATGCTGGTCGTCAGATGATTGTCACAGGCAGGTATACCTCCGGAATAGGATGTAGGGTGAAAACAGCAGACAATCACCCTTTACCTACACAGCCAGGAGACCAGAGTCACTTCCTCCTTAGCTGTGTACAAGTAGGGAGAACTGCATACAACCATAGCGGCCAATCAGCAGACTTCCCAATGAGTACACAGACCGGCCGCCAAGATGCTTACTTGGTTGTACCTGGTTCCTCGATCGTGGAGCTCAGGAATACAAGTAAGGCCCGTGGTACAGATGAAGCACTAGCTACACTTACGGCTGGTGGGTTCAACCATGCTTTATTGGTCCGCAATAATCATGCGAACATTCCCAAGGATTTATCTAGTGCCATTGGAGCTCAGGCTACTGCCGCACAACACGGACTGTTACTTAGTGGCCATTATCCCGGATGGGTTCGAACCCTAGATAAGCCAGCCGGTACGTTTACCACTACGACACCTCAAGCAATTCTCACAGGTGGCAACTTATCCGCATTCCTCAGCTATTACTACGGATCAAATAACACCAGCTCCGTGGCTGATGCGATCCATACAGTTACTACCCACGATCGAGCAGCACTAAACGTGCCGGCCACTAATCCGGAGGACTGTTATTACCGCTGTCTAAAAGCTCACGAAGTCCAACGAGCAATGAGCTTTGCAGATGATTATATCGTCTTGGGAACCGCAAAACAGAAGGTAAAACAGTTAGGGAATGCGGTCACTCCACCAGTTATGGAGTGGTTGGTCCAGCAAGCAGTTAATTCACTTACAAAATAAGGAGCAATTATGCACATCAAATTAACCAAACAATGGACTCTCCATTTTGAAAAATTCAGGATATACCCTTGGTGGTGTTGGGGGGCGGAAGGTTGGGATATAGGGTTCCTGTTTTTTAACCTCCACCAGGAGATCAAATAACCAGCGTAGCAATGAACCCGAATAAAGAACAAAAAAGGATTTGCGATAACTGCCAACATTGTGTTGTTTACATGGGATCAAGAGAACCCGACGACCCACCTAATCAATATTGCGACTTAGGCCACTTTGAGAACGCTTGGCCGGGTGTTGATTATGAAGAGGGTGAAGATATGGCCATAGATTGCGAAGATTTTAAACTATCAAAATAAGGAGCGAATCATGACAAAATACCAGCGACTAAAAGAAGCAGTTATAAATCACCCTTGGGTGCAATCTGTAGAGCCTCACACTCATCAAGGCGAAGCCTATTTGAAGATTGAGTTACTAGATGAATGCGACTCCCAAGATCGTGACGAACTGATTTATAAAGCTGAGGAAATAGGAAGTAGTACGCTTATTCCCTCGGATCGGGACACGGAATTTATTTTCAAATACGAATAAAGGAGCCTATCATGAATATACTGGAATCCAAGATTCAGGAAATCGCACACTATATAATGAATCAAAAAAAGAACCATCAACGCAATGCTTGGACTAATGATCAAATAAAGGAACTGTTTCCGGGTGATGATTATGCTAATGCTTGGAGGTTGTTGAAACAAAGGGGGAGGCGAAATGAAACCATGTTTTACGAAGATGGTCTTTGGCACCTATGGTAATCAATTTTTAATTACGAATAACCGAGCGGTTCGCCGCATAAAACCTAAGACTATGACAATTAAGAAAATGCTAATAGAGGAAGTGGAAATAGGAATGGCTGTTTTCCACTTTCCACCTGAGCCATACACAAATGGTTACAAACGAGTAACCTCCATTACCCACCACACTATCAATCACGGAGTGGGCGATGTTCAACAGTACGTACACCTACATCTTTTTACAGGTGAGACATACCAAGTCCTAAGCGGTACTGAAGTTGAAGTCGAAATTATTAACGAGGACCCGGAAGGTTCCGACAAATAGAGGGTTTGTGCCTATAGCTCAGGGGTAGAGCATCTGGCTCATAACCAGCAGGCGGGGGGTTCGAATCCCTCTAGGCACACTAATATGAAAACCATGTCACACATCAAACATCTACACCAGCAACAACAACAGGCTATTAAAGATATGGCCGAATCCCTACATCAGGGCATTGATAATTACTTGGAGGAGTTTGGGGATGTCATTGAAGGAGAAGTTACTACTGGAGAAGTCTTTGCTCAGGTAGCTTTTGAATTTGGATTGCTGTCACTCTCAAAAGAATCAGGTGAATAAATTCACAACCGTCCTCGCTTCTCATTCGGTTAATGACTAAATTGTAATTATTAATAGGGTTTTAGGTGTTTATTTCAGATAGCTCGCTTCGGCGGGCTATTTTTATTTGTCCTGCCTATTCCAGCAAATACCCGCGACATTGATCCCGTCATCCCTGAACATATATCCACAAACCGATAGAAACACTATTCAAACCGGGGAGTAATGAGAGACTTGAACAACCGCCACTTCAAAAATGGAGGTGATACAGAAATGAATTTTCAAGAATTATTAATGGAACTGGCACGACAGAATTCTGGCAAAGCTGCTCTTTCCATCATCGCTTCGTTTGTGTTGGGCCATCTTTTGCCGATCGCTCACTTTATCGGTATCGGTATCCTTTTGGTTACATCTGATTGGGTCACTGGGGTATGGGCCGCGATGAGGAGAGAAGAAAAGATTACATCTAAGGGATTGCGCCGAACCGTAGAAAAGATCTTCCTTTATTCATTAGCTATATTGCTGGTGATGGTTGTGGAGTCGGCATTCTTCCATACGCATATTCTCACCGCTGCGGTGGCGCTTTATATTTCCTTGGTAGAGTTGTTTTCTAACCTGGAGAACATCAGCGACATAACCGGCAGCAATATCATATCGGCTTTCCGGAAGTCCTTATTTACCCGCTTTCCTGCACTTAAATACATATTCACGAATAAGAAGGAGCAAGAGCCAAATGATCAAGAAACTTCTGGCTAACATTTCGTATATTCGTATTAGCGATATGATTCGCGGTCAGTGGATACGTGCGGTTTCCATGACTTGAGAAAATGCCAGAAGTTGTTCTTAACGTCTCTCCTTTTGTGAAGCGGGTTTTTACCGCCCGTTATGGCGATGAGCCCATCAAGATTCACCGATCGGATATTGTTTACCATTACTTGCAAGGAGATCCACTTGTGGCGAATAGGCATAGGTATCGATCTCTTCAAAAGTTGTTAACTGAACAACTAACGCTCAACGTTTCAAATCTCTTAGCCAGGCGACTACGTTCCCGGAAACGTCAGGTATATGTAGGCTACTACTTGCACAAGGTTTATCAGGATGAGATCCTGGTATTTGTAGATGCCCAGGTGAAGGCTGGTATCCCTGCTCAAACATCAATGAAGCAGTGGCTAAATGAAAATGGAGTCCAGGAAGATGATTACGGACTAGACACAGCCTATACCTCCTGGAAACGCAAGAAGAACTTCCTATCTAAAATAAAGAGCAGAAACAAAGGAAAAAGCAACACTTTCCAATGTGCTACTGACCCAGTAGAAATTATCAAATATGAACAACTGAATCAGGTTCCTGAAGATTATAGAGATGTTATCATTGCGGCGAATGATCATTTCCAGGTTGGGTTCGTCAATTTACTATGTTGCTCAATTAGAATTGAAAGCGAAGCCAAAACCTTTACCTATATCTATACAGATGACCGTTCAGCCGAAATGGTCTATCCTAGAAAGGTTTTATGCTACGTCTTGAATAAATATTGTTGGCTTTCCGGATACGACATAGCCAAGTTTGTCAAAGTAAGTCCCTCCAGAATTTACGCTTACATTCGGGAAATAGAGTTTTCAGCTCAACATTACCCGGAGATTAAATCAGATATAGAAGCTCTCCTTACCCATAATACCAAGCCTATCCCGTGCTAACGATCAGGCAGTTAGCACCTCTATTTTCGGGATATGGTCTACGACTTTTGTAAACTAATTGCGGTGGAAGGTCGCCTTTGTGCGATTGATTCAGGAGCGAACCGGCTGAATCATGGTTCTGTTATTGAAACCATTTTCATCCAGGAAAAGGATATTGTCCGGCAACCGGATTACAATTTCGCCTTTGATGATCAGGCCGCCGCTGAACTGGTTGGGAGTTTAGTGCTTCGTTCCGGTGCTACCGGTTACCGCTTTCGGTTCACGCCAAGTACAGGACGATTTACCGAACCCATGCAGGAAACGGATGATGGCATCTTCTATCCGCAACTCCTTACTATCCAGATTCCTAAAGATCGGCCGGAGATCACCTGGTTAAAACATCATATTCGCTGGGGTAGGTATGCTATCCTATACCGTGATGGCAATGGGAATACCAAGTTTATCCGCAGACAGCGCGTAAAGCTCGATCTATCAACCGGGCAAAGCATGGTCGATTACAATGGCCATACATTAGTTGCCAGGCGCTCTACTGATGAGCCTGCCCTTCATTGGCAATTATCTCCAACGGCAAGTCTGGAAAGTATCTTCACAGTAGCGGCTTTATTCTTTAAAACGGAATTTGTAAGCCTTCCAGAAGGATGGCAGGCCGGGAAAGTCATACAACTCAGCAGCACGCCATTTAGTAGTGAGTCTATGCTGGTGATCTACAACCAAGCGCCTCCACTACAAGCGGGCAGTCATTTCACCCTAAACGGAGACAAGATCACCTTACAATTTGCAGATGATGTAGCTAGTGGTGATCCGGGTACGATTTACATCCTTTACGCTTCGAATGATATTGGTACTGATATCGGGGCCTTTGTGCAAGGCAAAGAAACCAAGGGAGCCTCTTATAGTAATGGTTCTACGTTTGCTCTACCGTCTTCGCCGATCGACAGCGACAACCTACTGATCATCTATAATGATGCTCTCACTTTAGTACCTGGTACAGATTATTCTTTGGCCGGTAATACCGTTACCCATAATTGGGGTGGGGATTCCGGTGATACATTTCGTTATTTCTTTGCGGCTGCCGGTGGTGGCCCTATTCCAATAAGCGGCTGGAAGCAGTATTCATTCCCTGTTGTTTCGGCCGAATCTTCTGGCTTTACATTCAATTTACCACATACGCCAATAGCCAATAGCCTTATGCTCCATTATGATGGTAGTGTATGGCTGGAAGAAGGCGTTCATTTTAATCTGACTGATGATGAAATCGAAATTTTATTTGATCTGCCTGCTGACAGCAGCCTGCTGGCTTGGTACGCATATTGATCTTGTAGCCCAACCAGTTGTCAAACTGCGAAATATTGAGCCCGCGCCGGGGTCTGGCTATTCTCTGACTACCGGTGGAGATGGTAAATTGTATTATGTGACCTCCACCAATGGTGCTATTGAGGTCAATCTGACCCCGATTGGCTATGTGCCGGCGGCATCTGGAAACACCTCTAACCTTAACGAAGTAGTCACAGATCCGAACGGAGACGTTTGGATTATTGATGAAGGAGGTGATGCAATTAAAGTTTCTGTTGCTGGTTCAGGTGGTGGAGTTTCTGACGGTGATAAAGGAGATATTACGGTAAGTGGAAGTGGGAGTTCTTGGCAACTAAATTCGAGTGCCGTTGAATGGGATAATTTATCTACTCCAGTAAAGGACTCCATACAAGCTGGAGGTGCAGGAATAACGGATGGTGATAAGGGAGATATCACCGTCAGTGGCTCCGGTTCAAATTGGCAATTAAATCCTTCTAGTGTGAGTTCTTCGGAAATTGCTACAGATGCGGTAACCAGTTCTGAAATAGCAATTGGTGCAGTAGGTAACTCAGAGTTATCAAATACAGCGGTGACTCCAGGAAGCTACACAACGGCCAATTTCACAGTGGATGAAGACGGCCGAATAACTAACGCTTCAAACGGCACAGTAGGATCGGGCCTTCCTTTGGGATCGCCTAATAAATTTGTCAGTTATTCTAGGGATGGGGAGGGATTAGCGGAATACATAGGAACAAGTCGTCAATCAACTGCCCGTGGTGATACAATCGTTTGGGTAGGTGATAGCAACTTCAACGGCAGGCCAGGACACCGCACAGCATATGAAGCACATTTGTTTTGTGATGAGTGTCCAATGTCAGGAATAACTTCTTACAACATAGGAAAGAACGGAAGTACATTAGATGGATGGGTAAATGGGATACGCACTACATCTTTTCAAGATTCCATATTAGCAGATTTTACAACTACATCTAACCCAACAAACGCCAATATTTGGCGGGTTAAAAATGGAGATATTACCGGCGCAAAGCCAGGGTTAGTATTTATTTCTCTTGGTACTAATGATATAAGAAATGATGCAAACCGAGCAAGTATAGGTACAGAAAGTGAACTTAGGGCCAACTTAGATACACTTGTTAACTTCTTACTAGATAGCACGGCAGTAAATGTTTCATTATGGATACCGCCGCCAATTGGCCATATTGATGATGGTAGTTTCCCTACAGAATTTACAGATTCTACGGAGGCAGCTGCTTATTCGGCTATACTGCGAAAGGTTTATTTAGAATGGCAAGGAGTGCACCCCAGAGTCGATGTATATGATACACATGCTGACATTTTCGGTACATCACTTGGAACTGTGGCCAATGGACCAACTGACCCGGCAGGAACTGCACTATTATTTGATGATAATTTACATCCTTCTACGATTGGGTTTATTCGTCGAATTCAAGGGTTTATAAAACAAATTGATCCAGGTGCTGATATCGCCACTAGAAAAACCTATGTTATACCAAAAGAATTTTATCAAGAGGCTAAATGGGGGCGCGTTTTTTATATGCGTACTAATCGTACCTCAAACAGCTTATTAGAATTAGAAGCCAATGTTCAAGCTTCTTTATTGGGAAATGATTACACATTGAATAACCAAGATAGTGGGCCTGCTAAACAAATTATCGATAATGAGAGTAATACCTTTTTTGGAGCCGAGCCAATTTATCAGGAGATACTTTGGCTATCAACAAACGACCCAGACACAACATTCATTTATTTCCTCAAATCTGGGAATCAATATGCAGCTACATCAATTAATCATAATCAGTATGTAGCAGGACCACCCGATTGGTTCCAAATGACGTTCAATGGAGCAAGTATTACGGAAGAGGCTGGGCCTGTGTTAATTTACCATAAAAAAACAGCCTCCATTCCTTTTGGTTCTGCTGCGGGAGGCGAGGTAAACACTGCTGCAAACACTGGTGCTGGAGAGGGTGTATTTGCCCAAAAAATAGGCACTGAATTACAGTTTAAAAGTCTTATTGCTGGTACTGGAATGAACATTTCTAGTAACGCCGACGAAATAACGATTACCTCTACCGGTGGCGGAGGTGGCATTCCTTATACAGGTGCAACTGATAATTTAACCTATTGGGCTTCCGGTGATTCTCTTTCTTATGTTCCGCGTACATATATGGGTGATGATGGGTACACTTTTGGAAACACAACAGCTGGCAGTGGGTATTTTACTATTAGGAATGATGTCACAAACGGACAAGATAAAAATGCGCTTTACATTCAGCAGCAAAGAACTTTCCCGGCAATTAGTATTAATAGTAATGTGAATGCGAACGGGTTAGAGTTTATTAAGTCATCCGGCACGGGTACTCTCCAAAGAATGACACTAGGAACTGCACAAGGGCGAGGCATAGATATTGATATAGATGATACTGGAACCTACCTATATAATTCGGATACATACGGAGCAAGGTTTGATGTAAATGTTTCAGTGGATCAGCCAGCTGGTTATGGTGTTTGGGCGCGAGCCACTAAAAACAGAAGTACAGTTGGAAGTAATACGGATTACGCTGTTGCTGTGAAAGGGATTACTAATGCCGGAACAATGCCAGGCGACAAAGGGTATTGCTTTTGGGCGAACGCTCAAAGCGATAATGTAATACCATTTTTTGCTGAAACTACAGCAGGACATACATCTGATTTAATTCACATTAAAGTGAATTCTATTGAAGCGTTTGCTATTGAGGCAGATGGTGACGCTGTAATTACTGGTGATGCGTTGGTAAGTGGAAACGTAGATATTACTGGTGATTTAGTTTTAGATAATGCTAATAACGTCCGCATTATTACAGGGTCCGGCACACCCGAAGGAGCTGTTACAGCTGGTGTGGGTTCTACCTACCATAGGTCAGACGGCGGGGCTGGTACATCTTATTATGTCAAAGAATCAGGCACGGGTAATACCGGTTGGGTTGCAAAATAAATGCATGAAGCTCTACCTTCCAATAGCTATACTTTTATTCATCGCAGGCCTATCCAACGGCCTGCACGAAACCATTCTCCACCACTACTCCTCCAGCCGCTTGCCGCAGCAGGGAGAGAAGTGGCATGATTGGTTAAACCCCGGTAGCAGCTGGGAGCTGAAGTATAAAGATTGGCCGGATGACAAACGGGCAGCTTTCCCAGGCAGCAAAACAGTATTGGTTTTCCTGACAGATGCCTACCACCTCACCAAATTCATCTATCATGGCTGCATTCGGGCAGCTTTGGTCATTGTCCTAATCAGCTTTATCGGGCAGTTGTATCATTGGACGCGATTAAAAAGATGGTTGTATGGTGTGGCGATATGGTTTATTGCTGCGGGCATTCAGGCCATCGGCTTTCATTTGCTTTACACACTAATCCTACCACAATGAAAAAGAAAGTATCCGGAGCACTGATCACCACTGCTATTTTTTTTGCGGGCTTTGCCTTGGCCTTTACCATAAACCTGATCTGGCCAGGAGGACGCACCGCAAACGATACGGAGCCTATACAGATTCAATCTTTATACACTGACCCGGCCAAGGACACGCCCAAGGAAGAAAGCATCGAAATGCAGGCCCCCAAAGGCTTGGCATATGTATTCAATTACAAGGCCTACTTCCAGCGACCACTAACCACCAGCTCCGCTTTTCCGGATGATGATCGCACCGATATCTTTCTGGTGGATCAGGATATTACGCTCCACCAAATCTCTGGCAATCTGGGAAAGCTTCTTCGGGAAAAGCTCGTACTTCCCGATACCACCGCTGTTCAGCTCGGTGAAAGTGAGATCGAGTTCGTCACTTACTACCAGATTCCAACAGGATAGCCACCTTCTTTTTGTCCTATTGGACTGCTGACCACCGCTTTATCATTGCTCCATACAATTATACAGATGTATGGAACGATGGCTAAAATCTAATCCTGTTGCCTTACAGTTCAATTCTGATCAGATAGATCGGGATAATGGCATCATCCGCGATGTGATCATCGTTGAGGCGGGTGCCGCTAAAGGTCATGGAGTACATCTGGAAGAAAGCTTTATCGAACATCTGATCAATTACGATCAGCAACATTTCAGCGACACCGGCAACAAGGCCCGCTTCGGTCATCCATCCATGAGTGATTCAACCATGGGTACCCAAATGGGGTATTTCCGCAACTTCCGAAAAGAAGAGGGGCGCGGTATTGCTGATTTACATTTGCTCAAGTCTGCCGACAAAAGTCCAACCAAACCACAAATGCGGGAATGGATGCTATCCATGGCTGACGAAGCCACGGATTTCGTGATGTGCAGCATCGTTTTCAAACCGTCCGGGTATTATCAGTATGACCCGGAAGATGGCAGCCGCGTTGATTTGGAAACCAGTTCATGGGGTCGGCCACGGGTGAAGTTTGAAAACGAACGGGTGTACGTAGATTTCAACGAAGAGAAAGGAGCGCGCCATTACTATACGGATTTAGTCGAATCCGGGGCCGCTACCAACAGCCTTTACGGCCAACAATTCAACCAGGATAAATTCGCCGTTCGAACCATCGAATGGCTCCAGGAAAATCCTGATATCCTTCAATTCATTCGCAGCAATCCGCACAAGATCCTTGAAATGTGCGAATCGCTGGAGATTCCAATTTCCACGAATATGAACCAACCGCAGAACGAGAGGAGTTTCTTCGAGCATGTTGCATCTTTTTTTACAGGATCAGCACCCGATGAAGCCCCTGAGAATCGCGTAGAAAAAACCACGCCTGCACCTGAGGCCGTACAGCCTCAGGAAAACGCGCTTACAGAAGAGCCGGATACTGATATCAACCAGGACACTCCTGATAGTATCGTTGAAGAGCCGGATACGACCACCAGCGAAGAACGTTTTGCCCAAATCGAGGCGAAACTGGCACAACTGCAACAGCAGAACAATCAGCTCAAGCAAGAAAATGAAGAGCTAAGGAAGAAGCCCCAGGCTTCTCCAACCAGCTATACCGAAGAAGTTCCCGATGCAGATTCCTCGCATCGATACTTATGTGACACAACAAAGAAGGCAATAAGCCGACGCTAGGCCAATGCAGGTCTCATATAATAATCCACACAAGTAAAAAGTATAATCATTATGGCTGATATTGTAAACAGGACAGAGTTGCAGGCCATCCGGGACTATGTTCAGGATAACCGGGACGATGTTCTTGAGCTAGTCATGCGCCAAGCGCCGTCACTGAAATATTTCACTCGCTACGAAGGAGTAATTGGCGAACTATTACTAGAATGGAATGACATTCAGGATGTAGTCAAACCATGGGCTTGTGATTTTAGCCCTGATCCTGACCTAATTGACCGCAAGCCGATCAGCATCCGAAGCTATTTTCAAAAAGCGGAAGCGCGGTTCTGCCCCAAAAATGACTTCTTTACCTATAAGGGATACTTGGCTCAGACCAAGCAAAACCCACGAGATTACCCGTATGCCCGCTGGGCTATTGAACACCTCCTGGCTCCGAAAATTCGTCAGCAACTTGAATTCCAGCAGTTGTTTACCGGGACACGCGTCAACCCTCCTACGGCCGCATCTGAAATGTACGACGGGTTGCTGACCATAATCGCCGCAGATTTAGCCAGTGGCACACCTATTCTTACTCCAGTAACTACGGGTGTTTTGACTGCTGCGAATATCATTGACCAGGTGGAACAAATGGATGATGCCATTGATGAGAAGTATAAAACTTCTATGATGGCAATGCGATGCGCACCAGAAATATTCAAGATGTACCGGCGCGCTTACCGTGCAGCTGCCGGATTCCACCCTGACAACCCGACCACAAATTCGGAAGACGTTGTTACCGAGATCACTATTGATGGTAGTACGACAAAATTGGTGAGTTGTCCGGGCATGACTGGAAGTCAACGGCTGATTCTTACGCCGATCAACAACACGTATTACGCGTATGATGATCCTTCTGATGATCAAGTGTTTGAATTCTTCCAGCAGCATCGATACCTGGATATGTGGTGTGACTTCTGGGGTGGCACAGGCTTCCTGATCTTTGATCCCCGCATCTTATATGTCAATGATCAGGCCTAGTGCCTGATCACTGATTGTTTTATCAAACTCATTGATCAACTGAATAACGACCATAACCATGGCAAATAAGAATCAAAGCTTGGAGGATCAGGTAGCTGAATTACGAGCACTCGTTCAGGACCAAGCTACCGTCATCGAAAAGTTACAAGAAGGTGCCGGCCCTTCTCCTAAAAAGGAAAAAGAGAAGCTAGAGACACCGAAGGAAACCTTCAGCGTAGATGGAAAGAAGTATCGCTTCACTGTACCTAAATACATTGGGGCAGACTCAAATCCATTGTTGGCTGAAGAGGCCCTTAAACAACCGGCTGAACTTGAGCGGCTGGTTGCGATCGAGTCCGGGGTCATCACTTTGGCGGGCAAGTAACTACCGACCAGTAACCCAATTTTTCCACCCGCAAACTAATTTAACATGAGTGCATTTGATGGAACGTGCTGCGCAGCTTTAGCGGCGATCGCTAAATTTTGTGAAGAGCATTCCCTGGGCCTGGCCTCGTACATTTACATCATTGAAGCCTGCGATATTACCAGCATCCCGGCAGCCGATGCCGATACCCATACGGTAAGTACTGATATTACGATCGATAGCGGCAAGAACTTCTTCCGCTGGAAAGTCGGCGGCTCTGCGGAGTTCAATGGTAATTCAACAGGCTCCAAGGGCAACCAAACCTTTCAGAACGTGCTGACCGTCTTTGTGCCGATGAGCCGCGATGAGGTAAGCTACTTGGCTAACGCTATCATCAATGGAGAATTTGTGGTGGTGTTCGTCGATAAAAACGGCAACAAGCGAATCTTAGGTACTGAGCACAGCCCGGCCATGATCGCTGAAGGTGGTATCCAGGAGGCAATCACCGAAGATGCCAACGGCCATACGTTCACCTTTGAGAATATGGGCAAAACGCCGCTGCACTATACCGGTGCCGTATCGTTGACACCTGCCGCCTAATCCAGTAGTTAATGAGTAGAGTACTTCCAAAAGCCCCAGGCTATACCTTTATTGATACTAATCTGGGGCAACGCTTTTACCGTGATCGGATTTATGATCTGAACAAGATCACTGATCAAGAAATTGATCGGCTACTATCCGAAGATCCAACCTATTGGGAAGGCAAGTTTGAAAAGGTGCCGGCTCAACCCAAACGAAAAAGAAAGGCCGGTTCGAAAAAGGAAGAAGAAGAAGAAGAAGAAGAATAATTCTACCTGCTTTAACATGATCTAAAAGCCTCAGCGGTATCCTGCTGAGGCTTTTTTATTTGTCCTATCCTTGGCCTTCAAAGTCCACTATTGTTGCAATATGCAAGATTTGCGGACATATCTCCGACTACCTGAAACCGAGCGCCTTTACAGCGATGGTATAAGACTCTTCGAGAAATATGCCATGGAAGCGCACAGCAAGCATTTTTCTAAGTTGAGCACCGGCCCATTTGCCACCAATCGGGAGGTGTTGTTCCGTTGTCTTCAACAGGCTTTGAAAACTGGTGTGACTCCTATCAAGCGGCCACCTACCATAAAAGTTCATGCGGCCCCAGCGCCTGCCAACATGGCCCCCACTAATGAAACAGAATTGGAGCTGGTGCTGGCTATTCGTCGACTACGACAAAAACGAATGCAGACCAGCCAACAGTTTCACACCTGCGATCGTAGCCCTGCCGGTGACCTTGACCGGGCTGCCATTTGTGACATGCTGGATAGTGTTACCGAGAAAATACGGAAGAAGGAACAAGACCTGGCCTATGTGAAGCGCTTCGGGAAATTGCCACCAAAGGAAGAAGCTATTGCCTTTGGGCCATTACCTGATACCGAAGAAGAGATCAAACCGGAGATCAACCGGATGAGCAGTCATATTCTCAAGGTAGAAAAGATGATCGTCCACTTATTAACGCTTCCGGAGAATAACCGCAAGCGAAAGAAGCTACCCCACCAGCAATTGAAACTTTCCGCACTCGTTTCCAGGCGTTCGGAATTGAGAATCCAACTAAAAGTAATCCAAGCAACCGATGGCTAAATCATCCAGTAAAGAATTAAAGCCAATGCCCGCAGAAGTTGCGGAAGTACTAACCAGGGTGGAACGCATCCAGGCGCACTTCAACGATCAGTATCAATTACATGATGAGGATATTGAATACCTGGATAAGATCAGCACAGTATTTAAAATCATCCATGCGGAGGATGAGCGAGATCTGGCCAGGGGGAAAATCAAACAATTGTATCCGGACCTGTCCCCCGCTCACATCAAGAATCTGATCGATGACGCCATGGACGTTTTCGGTGACTTCTTCGAAATGAATAGTGATGCCATGCGCATCATCCAGGAGAAGCGGCACCAACGAGTTTATGAAGCGGCGATGCGGGCCGAAGATTATCCAGCCGCAGGCCGGGCGCTGAAAAGCATCGATCAACTGTATGACCTCTATAACCCCAAGAAAACAGGCAGGGCCTCTACCACTAAGCTGCCTTTAGTTCGTCGAACCAGTGACCCAACAGCGCTCAAAAAATTGACGGGAGATGAAGAAGAGTAAGGCCCCACAGGAAGTGGAACTCTATTATAATTCCAAGGTATTGGAGTTTTTGGAGATGGTCCGCTCAGTGAAAGTACTAAAGGCTGGCCGGGGTGCAGGGAAGACCAGGGCGATACCAGAAGACATGCTTGATAGAGCCCATCATCTTCCGCGCTCCCGGCACTTTCTTCTTTCCCTGACCTTTGAAGCCATAGACAGCAATATCATGCCGGATGTGCATGATGTGTTTCAATTACACGGCTTGCAACCAGGTATTCATTATGTGGTGGATCAAAAGCCACCCGCTCATTTCCAAAGACCCTACAAGGATCTGGAAGATTGGAATCATTCGGTGAGCCTGATCAATGGAACCGTATTCCAAAAAATAAGCATGGGCAGGATGCCCAAAAAGAACAGGGGCCGAAGCTTTGATGGTGGTATTATTGATGAAGCTTTGAACCTGGATGGCTGGTCAGTGAGGAATATCATCATGCCTACCCTACGGGGCCTCGATCGCTGGAACGGTAGCCCCTACTGGAAAATGTTATCCATCTACAGCAGCCATCCAAGGACTCCAGAGGGTTCCTGGTTCCTGGTTTATGAAAAGTTGGCTAAAAGCAACCCTACAAAATATGGATGGGTGGAAGCCACCGCTTTGGATAATCTTCCCGTACTGGGAGAAGATTACATCGACAATCAAAAGGCGACGCTATCCCATACGGACTTCATGATTGAGATCATGAATAAAGGAGATGTAAAGGATAAGCCCATCCTGTTCTATTACCAGCATGATAATGACAAACATCACTATGTTGCGGAAGGACTCAGTGATGTAGATCCTAACCTTGGTTTAGAATTGAGCTTCGACTTTGGCGGCCGGTATACTTGCCTGACAACCAGCCAGACCCAGGGCATGACAGAAAAATTCGTGCATGAGTTTGACACCAATAGCCTTACCGAAAGAGAGCGGACCAGCGGCCGGGTAAAAAAGCTGCCCGATATCGTTCGGGATTTCTGCAAGGCCTTCCGCAATCATCCCGTAAAAGTGGTCCGCATCTGGGGAGATCGTACCGGACTAAATCCTAATGAACGGGATGAAGCCAGCAATTACGACATCATTCGCGGCATTTTGGAGAAGAACGGCTGGGAGGTAGAGATCATGGTCAGCTATGCCGACAGTGCGCTGCACAACAGCCGCTACAACTTCATGAACACCATCTTTGAAGAGAGTATTCTGGATTATCCGCGTATTAAAATCAATGCGCTGACCTGCCCCAATTTGATCGTTAGCCTGGATACCACTAAAGTCACCGATGATTTCAAGAAGAATAAGAAGGATGAACGCAATCCAAATTTCAATCAAAGCTACGCTCCTCACTTGACCGATACACTGGATTATAAGATGTTCAACAAGTATCTGTATCTGTTGGAAGAAGATGATCAGTATGGCTCCTCCTCCGGGATCGTGACTGGGAAAC